GCGGTTCCAGCACGTCCGGTGCCGGCAGCTCCGACAGATCCACCAGGGTACTCATACCCACACCTCCAACGTGCCGCGCACACCGAGGTATTCGCCGCTGACTTGTATGTTGATTTTGCCGCCCAGCACGGACAGCACGCGCACCCGTTCCAGCTTCAAACGTGGCTCCCACCGGCCCAGCGCCCGGGCGGCTTCAGCCTGCACGGCGCTTTTCCAACCCTCGTTTACAGGTAGGTCGACCATGCGCCGCAGTTTGCTGCCGTACTCCGGACGTTCACGGCGGCTCACCAATGGCGTGCCGAGGATGTCCCCGATGGACTGACGTAAATGCTCAATGCCGGAGATGGGTTGCCCGGTGTGGCGATCCATTCCGATCATCGGGTTTACTCCTTGAGTTGCTCGAACTCGGCATGGGCTTTAAGCGTTTTTAACGCCACATCGTCGGCGCTATCGACGGTGACCTTGTTCTTCGCCACGGCGAGCGTGCGGCCGTCCGGCAGGATAACCGTGCGCGAGGTGTAGAGCGTGTCGCGAAAGGTCACGGCCATGGGCATCAGCACTGGGCTGATGGGGGTGGAGTCAGACGCAGTTGTTTCATCTTGATGTTTGGCCATGAGAACTCCAGGCATGAAAAAGCCCGCACGCGGCGGGCTGAATAGATGTTGAGTTAGTGTTTGTGATGATTGTCACTTTGTCCGGTGGCCAGAATGTCGGCATCGCTAGTGATGCTTTGGGTGGCGTGCAGCGGGCCGTCGATGTTGATCTGGCCTTTGATGTTCACAACGCCTTCCAGATCGATCGTTCCGGACTTTACGGCGACAGCATTGTCGGTGACTTCGGCAAGGGTTGAGCCGACCTTGATCGTGACCGTGCCACTCGGCACGCTGATGGTGTAGCTGCTCGTCTGCCAGTCGTAGACCAGAGATCCGCCATCGTCAAAACGCCAGACTTCGACGTGATTGCGATTGTCCGGCGGCGCGCCGCCATTGCCATAAAGGCCGGGAATGAATGTCCCCTGCGCCACCTCGCCACTGGCACTGATCAGGGTGCCCTGCTCGTTGAGGCTCGGCGCCCGCCAGTGTCGCGCCTTGCCGGCAGCGACGCTGTGCCAACGTACCCAGCCACTCACCCATTCACCGTCGGACACCCGGCACACCGGTGGTGACGCGGCCAGATCCACCGCCACCACATAGCAGTCCTTCACCAGCCCAGCGAGCATACGGTCATGCTGGGCGCTCACATATCCACCACTCATGCCAGACTCTCCGGCGCAAAGTACTTGTCCCGGTTGGCTGGCCCCGCATCAGGATCAACGCCAAACAGCAGCGTGCCCGGTGGCTGATCTGGCCACGGCCATTGCGCTTCGCCAAGATAGATCTGCTGCGTCCATTCCACGACCCAGACCGTGTAGCCGTCCAGCTCTGGCTTGGTCCAGTCCGGCATGGCCTGAACGAACTCGGCCGGTTCGACCTCTACACCCCAGGATTGCATCCGCAGTAACACAGCCAATTGCCCGACGATAAACACCGCTTGTTGTTGGTGATCGGGCTGGATCGGATCGGTAATCACCCGCGCCTCGAACTTGCAGGACAGGCCTGTCTCGCCCGTTCCCGGGTCAACGCCTGGCTCCATTTCTGCGAGTTCGACCAGCACCGCCGGCAGTGGAATGCTGCTTTCGATGATCGGCCAAGCTGCAACGATCTCAAGGTCCGGCAAATGATCCTGAATGCGCCGCTCGATGGCTTGATACAGCCGCTCAAGACTGAACGGCTCGTCGACTTCATCCGTCACGTCATTTCCCCTTCAAGTGCTTCTGCACTTCGAAATTGAGTTCTTGCTGCAGGACATGCACCAGGTGTTCGTCAGCTTTTCGCACCCAGCTTTCGAAGTGTGGTCGGGCCTGCTCCAGAGACACCTTGGCTTTAGCCAGCGGGAAGCGGTTGTCGTGTTCGGCGATCCAGCCCGAACTCGCGCCGACCGCCCTGCTGACATCGCTGTCAGGATAATCGTCCGCCCTGAAGTGCTTGCTGCCGGTACGGATCCAGACGTCTGCGCTGTTGCCATAGACCTTCTTGAAGAACGCCCCCTGAAAACGTCGACCGGCCACCGAGACACCGGAGCGACTCTGCCGAGCCCGGCCGATACGACTCGCTTCCATGGCATTTAGGCCGAACCACAGTTTGCCGCTGTTCGCTCCACCGCTGACCGGATAAGCTCGCAGCCGCTGCCGCACAGCAGCAACCGCAATGCGCTCCTGTCGGCCAACGGCGCGTGCAATTTGCGTGGCGAGCCATCGCAGGGTTTTGTTGATGGCTCGACGCTGAGCAGCGGCGGCGGCCTTTGGCAACAGGGCAGCAAAATCCTGAAAAGCTTTCAGGTCTGCCGCTGAGGTTTGCAGCGAGATCATCCCGCCGCCGGCCGAGGGTTTGAAGTAGCTGCCGACACTCATGGCCGTTTTCTCAGAATCAAGGCGACCAGGCCATCACCGGTGGGTTCAAGCTGCAGCAGATCGTAGTCCCCACCACCGTCCAGTTCCGGTACGTCAACGCTTACCAGCAGCCCCTTGCTCAAACCATCGGCGTCAGCGACGCGGACCTCGAAGTGCGGCTCACGAATGGCGGTGTTCATCCGACCTATCCGCGGTTGCAACCAGGGCGCCGAGAACATGCCCAGCACCGGTTCACTGCGTCCCTCGACCCGCGCGCGGTCGCCCAAGGTTTCGAAGACGACGTCGTCGACATCGGCCATCAGCTCGCGAATGCCCATGACTACATCTCCAGCAGGATCTGCGCCAGCGGCCGAGTGCATATGTGCAGTGGGTTGGACTGCGCCTCACCGACCATGCCCTTGTTGAACGGCAAGGGTTCGATCTTGCTGTAGTACGGCACGCCTTCAGTGTTGACCGTTTCCATGTAGTCGGCCGGTGCAAACACCGAGATATACAAGTCCGGGACGCCCTCGGGAATCAGCAGCGCCTTGTCGTCATGCACGAAGGTCATGCCGGCGATCTTGCCGCGATAACGCTCCCAGGTGATGCCGCCGTAGTCGAAGCTTTCGCGGGCATCGCCACGCAGCGAAGCCGCCTGCTGCGTATTGAGATACGTCTTATTTACCTCTTCGAGCTCCAACATCGCATTCCAAAAGTTCTTACCGCAGAACGCTCGCGAGCCGCTACGCGTCACGGTGCCGAGAGCCTCCTCCTGCATGTCCAGCGCGTCACCACATTTGACGCGGAAATTTGCCTTGGGATTTGCGAACTCCATCGGCATACGTTGTCGCTGCACACCGAAGCGCTCATAAAGATCGAGCAGTACCGTCTTGCCGTCAGCGTCGTAGATCTTGCCGTTGAGTGCGCCCAGGCGCTGGAACTCATGGGTGACGTCCAGCTGGCGGCGCGCCTTGGCCAGACGTTTGTTGACGACGTCCTGCACCGACTGCAGCTCGGAGCGCGTACCGAAGGCGCGAATACCCTGGATCTCGTCAGCCTTGATGGTGAAGCGCTCAGGCAGGTGCACGGTGTTGAACGGAATCAGGTTGCGCTTGCTGCCCGAAACCACCAGACCGGAGGTGCCGCGCTCACCGGCCGGTACCAAGGCGAGGGTGTCGCCGTCTTTCTCGATTTGTACTGTCAGGGTGGTGATGCCCTCCTCCTGGAACAGACCCAAACTGCCAATGCGCCCGGGTACGTATTCCTGTTCGTTGATGGCGGCGGTCAACGAAGACACCGAAAATGCCTCGTCGTTGAAGATTTGAATGTCAGCCATGAAGCAGTCTCCAGAAAACAAAAAACCCGCACAGGGCGGGCTGAAAATTCGAAGTTGATCGCGTTAACGGACGATCACGTTATGGGCAGCCAGCGCTTTCTCGGCGGCCAGATCCAGACCGGTCAGGTGTGCTTCGCTGACCTCGGCCAGACGCACCACGGCGCGCCCGCGACGAACAATGTCGGACGTGCTCAACGGGCCGAAGAGAATCGCCTGCGCGTTCTCGCTGCCGTCTTCAGCGGTCGGGTTATACGGCGCGAATTCGCCGGTGGCGGTGACCAGACCGAGTATCTGTCCAGGCTCCAGCGCCGGGCCGGCGGCGACGTTGATTGCTTCGCGGGAAATGGTGCCGGCGCCCTCGGACAGGAGGAATTCCCCGGCGTGCATCGGTTCACGTTGAATATTCATGCAGTAACTCCAGTAAGTGAGGTTCGTTTGCCGGTCTGCGCCGCTTGGCGTGCGGACCAGATCGAAGGCTGGTCGATTTGCTTGGCCTGCACTTTCGGCGGAGGGTCATCGGCCAGCGGAAGGCTGTTGTCGATCTCGAAGCCTTTGCCGCTGCCTACCAGTTTGTCGAAGAGCCGGGCACGCACCGCCGAGGTATCAAGACCGGCCGAAACGTACTCGGCACTGAACTCCGGTAACCGCGCGGCGACGCACAAATCGTTGATGGCTTTCGCCTGGGTCAGCGCCACCTGCACCACCGCTTCGCTTTCCAGCTTAGTGACAGCGAGCAGCGGCTCGATCAGGTTGCTGATACCCGCCGCTGTGCAACGCTGGCTGATCAGCACCGCGAGTTGTGCGGCATTGGTCACCGGCGCCGGCGGGTCATCCGGGATCGGCGGCGCCGGCTCCGGTGTGGGTTCGTGCTCCGGATCGGTCGGTTCATCCAGTTGAGCCAGCAGTGCGGCCGGTGCATGCTGGAAACGCTGCAGGACGGCGCCCTGCCCCAAACACGCTTTGACTTTGACGCCATCGCCGATCTCATCGGCCAGACCCAAGGCCACCGCTTCGTTTGCCGTCAACCAGGTCTCGGCCGCCACCAGGCGGCGCAGCTCGGGCTCGTCGATGTCAGGGGCTTTGGCCTTGTAGGCCGCGATAATCGCTTCCATGGTCTGGTCCAACACATCGGCGACCTTGCGAAAGCTTTCGGCATCGCCGGCGGCGTAGGTCCACGGGTTGTGAATCATCAACATGGCGTTGGACGCGATCACCACACGGTGCGCACCACACACAGCAACGCTGGCTGCGCTCGCGGCCAGCGCATCGACTCGGCCGGTGCAACGCTCGCCCAACCGCGACAGTGCGTTGTGCATCGCCAGCCCATCGAATAGATCACCTCCGACGCTGTTAAACGCCGCCACGACGGGCGACACACCGTCGTCCATGGCGCGCAGATCCTGGACAAACTGATTGGCGGTGATGCCCCAAGTACCGATCTCGCCGTAGACAAACACCTCAATGGTGCGTTGCCCGGCTTCGCCGTTGGCCTGCATGGCGTACCAGCTTTTTTCCGATACCTGCACGCGCTCGCCGGCCTTGTTGTAAATGCGCGGTCGCGCTTGTTTGCTCATGGTTGCTCCTTGTCGTCGAGCGACTCGATGACGTCGAGGGTGTTGTAGTTGAGGCCCAGGCGAACGGCCCGGGCGAGATCAGCGGCGTTCTCCGCATCGACCGTTTCGGCGTCGTAGCCGGTGCGCAGCACCATCTCGCTGCGCGAGGCGAAGCCGGCTTTGACTTCCATCGTGCGCGCCTGCACATCCTGCACCGGCTGGATGTAGGCCCAGCCCTGCGGCACCCAGCGCGTTCGTAGATACTCGCGCCGTCGTTGGGCGTAATCCTCCAGCACTAGTGCACCGGACAGCACCGCCATGTCCATCCACGCGGCACGAACCGGACGACACAGCTGATGCACGTAAACGCTGAACTGCAGCTGCTCCAGCCGACGGCGAAACTCGTTGAGCACAACGCGTAACGCGCGGTCGTTGATCTCGCGCATGTCGCCGGTGAGGATCTCGTAGGGTGTGCCGGTACCGGCAGCAGCGGCCATCAGTTGCTGTCGCATGAAATCCGGGTAGTTGTTGCCCGCGTCCGGCGGCTTGGAGAACTCCACCTCCTCGCCCGGCCCGAGCTCCTGCATAGTGCCGGGCTCAAGTGCGACCATTGGTGTGAAGCCGTCGCGGTCGGTCACCAGCGGCTGACCGGTAACCGGGTCGCGCGGCATGGGACCGGAGTCAGGCGGCGGGCGGGTGATAAAACCCGCGAACAGGTTCGCGACCTCTTGGCGAAACAGCACCGCGTCGTCGTAGTTGTCGAGGCTGCGCAAGCGTTTGAGCACCGGCGACAAGCGCGGCACCCCCCGCAGCTGTCCGGGCTCCAGTGGCTCGAAGATGTGCAGCACCTGAGTGGCGGGCACCCGCACAAGCTGGTTGTAGCCGGCATTCAATGCCGAGGGATCGCCCGGGTGCGAGCGATACATCCAGTACGCCACGCGCTTGCCGACCGGGTTGAATTCGATGCCGGCACGGATCACGTTGCCGTCGCGAGTGGTTTCGAATTTGTCGTGCGGCACGAACTCCGGTGCGAGCAACTGCAATTGCAGTGGCACTGCATGACCATCGTCCAGACTGCGTGGTCGCAACCGAATAAAGCATTCGCCGGAGGTTTCGACCGTGCGCGCAGCGAGCGCCTGCTGACCGTAGAAGTCGGTGAGGTCATCGGCGTCCGACTCATCGACCCAGTCTTCCCACAGATCCTGCAGTTGCTTACGCAGGGCGTCGTCGTCCGTCTTCGGCCGGGGGTTGATGCCGGTGCCGATCAGGTTGCTGACGCGTTTTTCGATAACGTTGAAAGCATACGGGTCGTTGCGCACTGCGGCCCGCGAACGGGAGCGCAGATTGCGCAGCGCCGGAGTGTTGATGGTGTTCAAGCCATTGTCGGGCGCATCCCAACCAGCGGAACGACGACCCTCCCCGGCGCCTTCGTAACTGGCCTTGATATTTGACGGCAGCAAGAATCCGTTACGGGTAAGCGTCGGATAACGAGCCATTACAGTCCTTTGCCTCCGTGATATAGCCGGACCACGCGTGAACGCGGCCCAGCAGCGTTGAGCAGCGAGGTGCGAATTTCTTCGCGCGCCTGCAGAAGCTCGTTGATGGTGCGGTACTCGACGGTGCGGTCGCCAAAGCGAACGGTTTTTTCACCGCGCGCGATGGCCTTCTCGATCACGTCGAGGTGCTGTTGGGTAAAGGACATATCAGCGTCTCTTCAAATAACCGCTGGTAGAGCTGCGGCGTTGTGACGGCGATGCAGCAGGTCGCGGGGGTGCGACAGGTGCTGCCGGTGTAGGCGGTGCCAGCTGGGCTTGCCGGAAAACAGCCGGCAGCGCTGTTTCGGCAGATTGGGCTTGTTCAACACGCGGGGCCTGGACAGGCTGGACCGGTGCATCGTCGAACAGTCCGGATTGTGCCAAGGCTTGCCGCACCCGATTCCAGTCATGCTCCTGGTACCGATTAATGCCCAAGTAATGCGCCATGGCCAGGCAATACACCATCAGGTCTAGTGCTTCGTTGCGCTCGGCTTTGCCCTTGATCCACTCGACACGTTTATGGCCGCGGACGTAGCGGGCGACCTTTCGTTCTGCCACACATTGGGCGAAGAAGTCGTCCGGCAAATCGTTGGCAAAATGCAGCGAGCCGGGTCCATCCGGGAACGGGTAACGGTTGTAGATCCAGTCCTTGGCGGTGTCGGTACCGACGAACCACAGCTCGGCGCCGTGGCGCTCGGTCTGACCCTTCCAGGTCACGTCGACCATCGAGGGCCGCTGGGCAATCACCGGCCTGCCGGGCTTGCTCGCACCTTTGATGGCGAAGATGTTGCGCCAGCGCCGCATGCGGCAGAACTGGTAGACCTCATCGGTGTGGTGGCCCCCGGAGTCGACAGCCGTGGCAAGAATCGCCAAGCCGACACCGCAAGGGTGCCGGTAGCGAGCTTTGAGCAAGTCATCAAGTACCGCCCAAGTTCGCTCATCAGCGGGATCGCCTGAGATCACCTTGTGATCAATCACCCAACGCTCCATACCAACGCCCCAGCCCATGACCATCAACTCCAGACGGTTAGCCTGAACGTCGACGGCGGCGGTCAGCATCAGCGAACCGGACGGCATTGAGCCGAGGCCATAGCTTTCCAGACGTGCCCGGTCCATTAGAGCATCGGCTTTGGTTTGCTCTTGAGCGCTGTCCCAGACCTTGGCCAGGCGGGTGTTGTAGAACACCTGCATCGGTTCAAGATCGCCTTTCGCCTGTGCCCGCTTGGCCTTCTCGTACTGCCTGGCAAGCGTACGCCAGTCCATCCAGCCTGGTGGCGAGTACAACGCGTTGAGATGAAAGCCAACCGTTTCGCCATCACCTTCGGCATGGGCTATCCACTCGCCATTGGCAAGCATCCAGCCCTTATGATGCTCCTCGATCAACACGTCGCACTCAGGCCCAGCACACTGGTAGTGAATGAGCTGGTAATCCTTGGAGTAGAGCAAACGCTCCCACTCCAGTACCTGCTTGTGCCCGCAAGTTGGACACGGCACGTAGAAGTAACGTTGATCGCTGGACTCGAACAGATCACTGATACGCGAAGCACCTTTGATCGTTGGTGAGCTGGAGAAGTAGAACTTGGCATTCCGGCCAAAGGTACTGCCCCGAGTCTCTGCCAGCTCGATGGGATCACCCTCCTCTCCGACGTCGACTTCCCAACGATCCACCTCATCGCCGTACACATAGCGCGCTGAGAGCTCGGCCAAGTTGGCCGCCGAACCCGCAGTGGTCACGTACAGTGAACCACCTTCAAACTCTTTGGTGTCCATCGTGTTGCGGGAGTCACGAGACCGACTGGACGCCACTCGCTTACGCAGAACGGGCGTGGCCTTGATGGTCTTGCTGATCCTCGATGACACCCGCTTAGCCAGGCTAAGGCTCGGCAGCAGTGTCAGGATATTAGACGGTGCCATATGGATCAGGCCACCAATCCAATTTAAGGCGATTTGGGTTTTCATCAACTGCGAAGCCACCATCGTAACGACGCGCTTGCAGGGGTGAGCTGGCGATAAACAGCGCATCGGCTCACGTGCGTAAGGGGTGCGAGAGGTGCGGTATTGGCCGGGTTCAGCGGCACCTGAGTCACGCGGAATACGCATGTATTCGTCGGCCCACTCGTCCACCCACACATCCGGGTCAGGTTGAAGCCCCCGGAAATAAGCCTCGCAGTACACCGTCGCTCCATCAGATCTGGTCAGGTTCATCTATCACCTCCCAGTTAGTATCCAGTGTGTGGCCGAATTCCTCAGAGGACATACGGCCGGCGTCCTCAAGCCGTTGTCTCAATGCTGCAGTCAGGTGTCGTTCGATCTCCCATGGATCCGACATGGCCGCCAGTTCCGGAGCCAGTTGCGGAGGCATACCCAGCAACGTGTCGCGAAGCATGCGACCGGCGTTGTATGCCCCGGACTGAACTGCCGTAACCTCGACTGTTGAGCCCTGTGCTTTGTGAAACTCCATCTCGGCCATCTGCGCCAAGTAGAACTCACGGTGTGCGCGTGCCTTCTGAAAATCCGGATGCTTGTCTGTCGTGGGAGCCGCCAGCGGCGGCGCAGCCATGGAAGTCGGCTCGGTTTGGGTCGACAGTTGGCTGTAAACGTTGCGCTGAATCCGATCTTGTTGATGGCGTTCAGCAACGGCGGCCTTGCTCGGGTCGGCGGTGTCGCGAATCAGCGCTTCGGTGGCATGTACATCAACCTGTTTGCCATTGGGCGAAAGCACCAAACGGTTGTTGTCTTTCAGCCAGGTGATGTAACTCGGCGACCTGCCGAGCCGGGCCGCGAAGGCGCTCTTCGACAGGTAGGTTGGTTCTGTCATGAGCCCTCCTTTTTCAACGTATTTCAATGAATACTTTCAAGATTTCAATGATTGAAATTTCAGTAAGCTGGGAAGTCTGCGGCTAACAGTTTCCCGCGGGTTTCCGACCCCGTGTCCTTCAGATCCCCCTAGGGTCCCCCGGACTCTCCGGCGCCCCCCCTGTACCCCCTTGAAATCTGACTCTTTCATCCCAATATCAGATCGCCGTGTCATCCGGCGCGGGATAACAACCAGAACGTGTGAGGATGCACTATGTTTGGAAAAATCGAAGGCCAGCGCCTTGTTATGGCGAAGATGTACATGGCGAACTACTGCCGCGCACTTGCTGATCAAGCCGGGGGCGTCAATGTTGAGTTCGTGGTCCGTAATTTGAATGAGGAATATAAACTGGTACCTGCGAATCTAACCGATGCGTTGGTGCAAGATGTCCTGTATTTCTTCCATTGCCTCAGCAATCAGCAGGTGACCTCTATCGACCGAGGCGGTTACTGGAAATGGCGTGCTATGAGCCCATTCGAAGCCAAGCAGGACTTGGGTCGTGATCTTCAAGCGTTGGCCATGTAATGTGGTGAAAAAACGCTATCCAGTATCAAATGCTGGATAGCGTTTGCTTTGCCTAATGTCCGTCGTTAGAAGAAGGATTCAAGACTCCCAGCCGCTTGGCAGCCCAGCGCTCGTACAACCCGATAGCAACATCGGCCCCGGCCATTGCCGTCAGGCAACCCAAGGCGCCCGCCGTCCAGATCGTCATGCCGGCGGCGATCATCAGCATCATCGCCGACACCCCGCAGACAATGCAGGCACCGGACCGAAGTGCCAGCCTGCGCAACAATGCCCAGCCCCGCGCCCCATCCTTGTCAGCCCGCCACATCTCCCCCGATACGCCGCCGACCAGGGCCAGGACGATCACTAACCAGATCGGCATCTCTGCCAGCGCTTGTTGCTCGTTTGTCATCGCCAACCCCTAAACGCAAAAACC